CTATAAAAGTGTTTTTTGAACTATATAAAGTAGCGCCGCTTTATGTTGTGAATATCTTAGATCTTGAAAAACATAAAACAGCTAAAAAGACTCAAAATGATTTGAGCTTAACAAATGGTAAAGTTGTTATTCCGAATCATAAATTGATAACAGATACATTAGTAGTTAAAGAGAATGCGACATCACAAGTTATTTCGGACGCTGTAACGATGTGGACAGATGAAGGACTTGAAATATATGCTAAACCGTCAAATGGCACTAAAATTGATATTGAATATGAAGAAATTGATTTGTCAAAAGTAACGAAAGCACAGGCTTTAGGTGGATATGATATTTCAACAATGAAAAGAACAGGATTAGAGCTATTAGATGAAGTTTTTTTAAAATATTCGGAATTACCAGCTTTCATTGACATTCCAGATTTTTCAAGTGATAGTGAAATTGCTGCGATTATGCAAACAAAAGCTAAAAATATAAATGGGAATATGTTTGAAGCAGTTGCATTGATTAATGCGCCGATTGACAAGCCTTATGACCAAATTCCTAAATGGAAAGATGATAATAATATTAATGGAAATGACCAAATTGTATTGTACGGAACATTAGGATTAGCTGGTAAAAAATATATTCAGTCTATTCAGTATGCTGCGTTGTCGCTATCAGTAGATAATGAAAATGGTGGAGTTCCATCACAAACTCCGTCTAATTATCTATATAAATGTGACAGTTTATATTGGAAAAATTCGAGTGGAAATCTTGAAGAGATAATCTTGGATAAAGAACAACAAGCTAACTTATTAAATAAAAACGGAGTAGTAACTGCTATTAATTTCAAAGGTTGGAAATGTTGGGGGTCTGAAACTGCACTTAATCCAATGGCAACAGATCCTAAGGATAAATTTATATACACTCGTAGAATGTTTAAGTATATAGGGAATGAATTGGTTATAAGTTATTTTGATAAAGTAGATAAGAAATTTTCTAAAAAATTAGCTGAAACAGTAACGAAATCGATGAATATTAGATTAAATGCTATTGTAGCTAGAAATGATTTGTTGAGTGCAAATGCTGCTTTATCAGCTGAAGATAATGACACGATTAATGTTACAAATGGGGATATAACTTGGGTTATTAAATTGGGAGTAATTCCTGGCATGAAATCGGCAACATTTAAGAAAAAATATGACGCAGACGCATTAACTGAGTTTGCAAATAGTTTAGGAAAATAGGAGGATAAAGAATGGCTAAAAAGAAACTGCCTTTGGGAATCGTTGACGCTGACCTTTATGTCAATGGTTCGAATGCATTAGAAGGAGTTGGAGTAGTAGAACTTCCGAATGTGGAATCGGCAACAATAACGACCGAACAGTTTGGTATGGCTGCGGAATTTGAAGCTCCGCTGATTGGACATTATAAAAAAATGTCAGCTAAGGTAAAAATGGACAGTATGAATGATACATTATTAAATTTTAATAATAATGATTCAATCACATTAGAGTGTTTGGGAGCTTTACAAGAATTAGATAGAATGTCGCACTCGCCAAAAGTAACTGGTGCAGATGCAACATTGAAAGGATTTATCACAAAATTTGATGGTCCAAAAGTTGAGAACGGTAAAAAATTTGAAGGTTCATTTGATTTGAGTATAACTTATTACAAATTAATGATAAATGGTAAAACGATCATTGAAATTGATGTGTTGAATGGAATTTCAAATGTAAATGGAAGTTTGAATAATATCATAAGACAATTATTAGGACATATTTAGGAGGAATAGAATGATTATAAAATTAACAAAAGAATATGATTTAGGAAGTAAAAAATACAAAGAAATAGATTTGAAACTGGATAATTTGACAGGGGCAGATTTATTGGAATGTGGAAAAGATTATAAATCAAGAATGAAATCTAATGCCGAAAACTTTAAAGATTTTGATGATGCTTGGGCTTTGACTGTAGCTGAAAAGGCATCAGGCATTAAATACGGGCATTTAATGACATTAGGCGCTGAAGACTTTTTAAAAGTGGTAAATCAAACTAAGAATTTTTTAGTAAAAGGTTGGGGAACGGACGAAGACAAGGACGAGAAAACTCCAACGGCGGAAGTGTAACAGATGACTTTTTAGACTTGATTACAGATTTATTGAGTGGGCTCAACTATTTTAAAATGAATATTAGTTATGAAACACTTATGAAATGTACATTTGATGAGCTGGATTACTGGATAGCAAGGGCTAATAAGTTGATTGAGGAAGAAAAGGCAAGGCAAGAAGAAAGCGAATAAAAGGGAGGAAGGAGGTAAATTGTGGCAAAAAATTTAGAGTTGAACATAGTTCTGGGTGCGGCAGTAGCTAGTGCTATTAGTGGAATGAGTCAAGTTGCAAACGCTTTAAAAAATACGACGAAATCTGTCAAAGAATTTGAAAAAGAAATCAAAAGCATGGAAAAAGCACAAAAAGCGTTCCAAAATATGGACAAGGCTCGTGATGGATTAAATAAAATTAATTCAGAGTATAAAAAAGCTTCCGAACATTTGCAAAAATTGAAAGCTGAATATGAAAGAACTGGGAGTAGTAATAAACAGTTAGCTAAGGAAATAGAACAGGCTGAAAAAAATGTTGGAAAATTGAATAAGCAAAAAGAACGACAACAACATGCATTTGAAGCTGCAAGAAGTAAGATAGAAGCTGAAGGCGCTAGTTTATCTAACTACAGAAACAAGGTTCAGGAAGTTGAAAAAGAAATTGAAAAAATGAATAAACTGAAAGAAGCTCAAAAAAGATATGACGCTAGGCAAGAAACTGTCGGTAAAATGAAAGACTTTGGGGATAAGCAAATAATGCAAGGTGTGGGAATGGCTGGAGCTTTGGCTGTTCCTGTTAAATTAGCAGTTGATTTAGAAAATGCTCAAGCAGACTTAAAAAAAGTTGCTGATTTTAGTTCGAAAGAAATGGAAACAGGATTTTACAAAGCAATGAGGAACTTTAGTGAAAATAGTCCACTTTCTCAAGTAGAATTATTTCAAATTGCAGGAGCGGGAGCTCAAGCGGGAATAAAAACAGACGAATTAGAAAGATATACCAAAGACGCTGCTAAAATTAAAGTTGCATTTGACATGAATACTGAAGCAGCAGGGAACTTTTTAGCAAAAACTAGAGCACAACTTAACTTAGATCAAAATGGAGTAATGGAATATGCTAACGTAATCAACTATTTGGCAAACAATGTAGCAGCAACAGCTCCAGAAATTGCTGATATTTCAAGCAGAGTTGCTGGGTTAGGTGGAATGGCTGGTATTTCCAAAGAAGGAGTTGCAGCACTAGGAGCAAGTTTAGTATCAGTTGGAGTACCTTCGGAAGTTGCAGCAACTGGCTTAAAAAATATTTCATTAGGATTAATGGTTGGAACATCAGCAACTAAAAAACAAGCAGCTGCTTTCAAGTCATTAGGACTAGATGTGGAAGACGTTGCTAAAAGAATGACAAAAGACGGAGAAGGCACACTAATTGATGTTTTTCAAAGAATTAAGAAGTTGCCAAAAGATGTTCAAGCAGCAACTCTTAAAGAGTTATTTGGTAAAGAATCTATCCAATCAGCCTCTGAACTGGCAAAACATATTGATGAAGTTGGAACAAATATAAAGAATGCTCATGACAAGATGAAAACATCAGGGAGTGTTGATGCAGAATATAATCAAAGATTGAAAACAATGGGAAATTCTTTTAATACTTTAAAAAATAGAATTGTTAATATGGGAGTAGATTTAGGTTCGGCATTAGGACCAAGTTTAGTTCAAGTTGCAAATTCTATTGGTCCACTTATTACTAAATTTTCTCAATTAATACAAAAACATCCACAACTGACTGCAAATATTCTAAAAGCTGTAGCTGGATTTGCAGCATTTAAAATAGGGCTTGGTGGATTGGCAAAAGGATTTGCACCAGTTTTTAGTGGAATATCGAAAGGAATGTTGATATTTGACAAGTTCAAAGTAGCCGGAAGTTTTGTTGGAGGATTTAAAACAGCATTTCCTGTTTTGACTAGAGTAATATCGTTAATTAAATCTATTGGATTGGCTATAAATAGTGCTTTTTTATCCAATCCCGTTGGACTTATTATTGTGGCAATCGTTGCTGTCATAGCAATACTTGTGGTTTTATACAATAAATGTTCTTGGTTTAGAAACGGTGTGAATGCAATATTTAAAGCAGTAGCTAACTATATAAAACAAGTTTGGCAAGGGATTAAACCAACTGTAATGAATGCAATAACAGGAATTAAAAACATAGTTAAACAAGGTGTAGACTTTATTAAAGAAATTTGGAAAATAATAAAGCCTACCGCAATTGAAGTGTGGAATGCGATCAAGTCTATAGCTAATATTGTCATGAAAGGCATTGTGATTTATGTTAGAACATATATTGCTGTAGTGAAAGCTATTTGGAAAACGTTAAAACCTGTTGTGCTAGTCGTCATAAAAGCTATAGCTATTTACGTTAAAATTTATATAAATAACATCAAATTGGCTTGGAAACTATTATCTACAGTGGTAAAAGTTGTGTGGCTAATAATCAAAACTGTAGTTTTAACGTACATAAAAATAATAGCAACAAACGTAAAAACTAGTATAAATGTTATGAAAGCTATTTGGAAAACGTTATCGGCGGTTGCCAAAGCTGTATGGAACGCTATTAAATCAACAGCATTAGCGTTATGGAATGCTCTGAAAAGTGGAATAACAACAGTAGGTTCATTTTTTAAATCAACTTGGGAAGGAATTAAAGGAGCTGCAATCGCTGTATGGAACGCTATTAAGTCTGCTTTTGATGCTGTAGCAAGTGCTCTTAAAGGAGCAATTGATGGAGTCGTAAATTATTTTAAAGGTAAATGGGAAAGTTTAAAAAGCATGGTTTCTAGTGGACTTGGAGCAGTTGGAGGACTTTTAGGAATTGGAAAAAATGCAGCGGGAACTAACTACTGGAGTGGAGGACTTACAACAGTAGCTGAGCGTGGAGCAGAATTAATCCAAATGCCTGGCAAACCAGCTTTCTTAGCAGAACACGAAATGTTATTAAATTTACCTCGTGGTACTCAAATCTTGAATAATCGTGAAACTAGAAATAGTTTTAGAGATAAAATTAGTGGACTAAAAGAGAGAATGTCAGGGCTTAGGAATAATGAAGGTTCGAGTGGCGGAGATGTTATCAATATTAGCATAACAGTAAATGGAAATGCTGATACAAGTGCAATTGAGAAAGCAGTAATGAGAGCATTGGCGAAAGCTAAAAATAAAAAAGAAAGGACGGCGTTCGGATAATGGCTAACGTTAGAGTTTACAGGACACAAAGTGGTGATACTTGGGATTTGATAGCTTATAGAGTTTACGGAAGTGAAGGCTATTATCATGACCTTATAAGAAGTAATTTAGCTTTAATCGACATCGCCGTCTTTGACGCAAATGTTCCAATTATTCTTCCTGAAATTGCTGAAGAAAGTAATAATGATACAAGTTTGCCGCCGTGGAAGAGAGGTGAATAGAAATGGCATTTGCTAGAAATATCAGAGTGATAGTTATATTTAATAAAGTTGATATTTCTGATGAGATAGCACATTCTATTTCGTCTCTTAACTACACAGACAATTCCAAAAATGCTATAGATGATTTAGAAATAGAACTAGAAAATTTAGATTATAGATGGCTTAAAGAGTGGTATCCTGATGAGAACGCTCAATTGCTTGTTGGAATTCACGAAGAGCTGGAAAATGAAACTAATTTTTTGGATTTGGGAACTTTTTATGTGGATGAGCCGACTTTCGAAAATCAGAAACTTACTTTAAAATGCTTAGCTTTACCGCTTGATCAAAATATTAGAGACCAAAAAAATAGTGTTGCTTGGGAGAGAGTAACATTAAAAGAACTGGTAATGCAAATTGCTAATAAGCATGAAATGAATGCAGAGCTTTATGCAGAAAACGTATTTTTTGAGAGATTAGATCAAAACAAAGAAACTGATTTGGCTTTTATTAATCGAGTT